TAATTCTTTGTTCAAAATTCTTTTCTTTCTTTTGCGGTCTTTGGCTCTTTTATTTGGCATCAGTTACCATCTCTGAGTTGAGCCTATCATTCTACGAATAGGAAACTTGTGTGAAACGGCATAGCTGCAAGCATCGAGTGCGTGAGTGAGTTCCATATTATCTTTCGCTAATCCGCCTCGCTTATCTCTTTGACACTGTTCTAAATCTTTCACTAAGTAAATACAAGAAGGATCAACAGTCATACCGATATTCCCCTCAGCATCTTTCAGCTTTCTATTTAAAGAATTGAGTCGGTCTATGTGACTTGGATGTGCTTTCTTTGCTCTTATTAGAAATCCGTGGTCTCTCAGGATTTGATGATCACTTCTTCTTGAGGTGGTTGAACGTGCCTTGCCAGCAGGGTCTGGATAACACTCAATGTTAGGTGCAATCTTTTTCATCTCAACAGCCAGTTCTTCCGTGTTGCTATTCTTCAAACGTATCTCATCAAAAAAGTGTATCGTACTGTCGGTGTATTCGCAGGCAAGAGTAGCGGTCATATAATCCACGTTGAAATCTACTCCCCACCATAGCTTATCAGATAGCTCCCCTGCCTTAGTACAATGAGTCTCCCTGTCGAAGTTGTATGCTGCTCTATTACCAGTTGTTTCGAAACTCCCTTCAAATTCTTGCTTAAATATGGACAAATCCATAGTCCTTCTGGCTCTTTCTATTTCTTCCTTAGGAACCCAACCACCTTCCAGGGTAGTATATTGCCAACTACTCCAATCATCTTCAGCCTGTCCCCTTTGGTATAGATCATACATAATATCAAATCCAGAAGGAGTACCAATGAATAGCACTTCACCATTAGTAGTGGCTAACATAGGCATAATGATTTCTTCCCATACATGGGGCTTAATGTAAGCCATCTCATCCATTACGCATTTAGTTAATTCAACGCCCCTTAAATTGTTCTCGTTATCTGCTCCCTTAACTGCTAACTCAGCACCATTCCCAAAGGTCACACTCATCTCTGATTCATTTAACTTAGCATCTTCAAAGGAATTAAACATCTGTCTCAATACTGGAAAGACAATCATCTTGCCCTGTCGATATGTGGGTGTTATGAACCATCTTCTTTCATTAGGCTGGAAAGCATCTTTCAATAAGTACATAAGGCTCAATATAGTTTTACCCCATCTACGTCCAGCAACAATAACCTTGAAACGAGCAGGGTCATTAAGGATGTCTCGCCTTGTTTTGTTTACCGACCAATCAATCATCTAAATTATAATAGGTCGTATCCCAAATAAATCCAAACCTGTTAGGGTTTTTCATTACCTTAGGGTAATAATCTCTTTGAGACTTTGGCAAGGGTATCTTAGCAACTATCTTTGTTTTATTCTTCATCTATTACCATCACTTGAATTGGTTCTGACTTAGTGGTTCGTTCCTGGCGTTCTAATGCTTTACCTTCTAACCTTTCTACAATGAATTGTATGGCTCTTAAATCGCCTCTCTCAGCCAGTTGAAACAGTTTAGCTATAACTACTTCCCTTCTCTCTCTTTCGCCCACCTTGCTGAAACTAAACTCTTTTATTAAATCGGTATAGGCATTGCGCCTTCCATTAGGATTACCAGATTCACCTTTCTCCCATCTATTGCCAAGAGTATTCCCTTTTGCAAAGCCACCTGTTTCCTTATGTTGTTTATGTTTGTTCTCTGTTTGTTTATCCATCGTATTCAACAAGCCCCATCATAAAAGGTCTATTTAGTTTTGTAATCAATTCTTTTATCTTTTCTGTGTCTATTTCATAAACGTCAAACTCAAGCCGATAGTTTCCTGTGGACTTGAGATTTTTAATACCAACCAATTCAGTTGTTATGGCTATTCCATCTTTGTTCTTTTCTTTAGGCATTAACTATAAAATTTTACTTTATAATTTAAAAACCTTTTACATATTATTAAAAACTAAAAAAGCCCCAGATTTACCCGAGGCTTTTTGTTGATTTGTTTGGTTAGGTTCTTATGATCTACTTATTATTTTTCTTGCCCATAACCTTTCTTTGAGTTCAGTATTCTTATCTTCCCAGTATCTTATTATTTCATCCGCATCATCATCTGGTGTTTCTTCTGGTAAATCTTCGAGGATGCAATCAATATCAATTAAGGAGTATAATAGGGATCCTGAAGACCGATTCATTTTAGCTTCTTTCATTTCCTCCTGGGATTCTAAGAACATTCTATACCCATCAACGATCCATCCATCAGCTAAGTTCTCTAAGCAAAATTCTATGAATTGTGGATAGGTACAAAGCCCTTCTTGATAATCCAGGAGCTTATCTGCGTGTAAAAACATAATGTCTATTGCTTTGATCTCAGCTTCATTGTTTCTTGCATCTGCTTTATCACTCAGCCAGTCTTTCATTGTTACTTGTTTCATTATTTTGCTCCCTTCATTATTTCCTGATACTTGCTTACATTGTCACCACTATCTAATAAAGCGGTTTGACCTTTAATCATAATTACGGTTGCTGCAACGATTCCTGTTTTACCAAATTTATATTCTTTAGTATAGGTTACTTTGTCGCCTTTTTTTAGTTCGGTAAATTTCATTTTATTTACCTCCATAATGTTTTTTATATTTTCTTTTCATGTGGGCAACGACTTTTCTCAAATCATTCCTTTCCGTTATTGCAGTCTCGCTACCATCTTCGATTTCATCTGCGTGCACCCATCCACTTCCTGGTGCATATCTGTCTCGAATTTCTTCAACTTCTCGGATCGCTTCTTCTGGTGACATTTTTTCCCACCAACTCATTTCGCCCGATTCATTATCAATTTCCATTTGAAAATTTAATTCATGTGCATTAGGCGCATTTTCAAGCAATATCTGATAAGGGTATTTATGTTTCACGCTTAACTCCTTTTTTATAAGATCAAGAGCGAGGTCAGCTTCATTGCGTTTCTTGAGTTTTTGGTCAGTCCCTTTAACTGTCTGGCTCCCCTGAGTATTCTCGCTCTTTAATCTATTTCTATTAATATTCACAATTAAATATAATATGAATATTTCTAATAAGCAAGTGTTATCTAAGGGTTTATTAAGGGTTACTTAATAAGGTAGTATAATCTCTTGCATACTATACAGACCCAGAGTCCGTCTTTGGCTTTTTCACATTTGCGCTTTCTATCACAGAGATCGCAGTATGTTTCTTCTGATTCCATGTATTCTTTTAGTGTTCGTTTTGCTTTTTTATCAGATAGATGGTAATAACTCATGAGCCTATTGTTTGCATCATGATTCATCAAGGCTATCTGTTGATTTTCTTCATAAATCCATGTTGCCAGAAATATTTTCATCATTTATCCATAATTTAATAGTGCGAGATGCCTTATTTTTAGTATTTACAATATCATGATAGCTAACCAATCTTGATAAAACTCCCATTGTTTTAATCTTTTCTTCACATCCATCTATATTCATTATCGTGAATCCACTCGCCAAATATATTTTCAAAATAAAGTCGTTTGTGTTTGGATAAATCTGGCTGGATTATCAGTAAGATATTTTTCAAGATCCAGAAAATAAAGTATATTAACTTCATCCCGTTTTTTATAGTCTTCTGCCAGTTCTTCTATTGTATATCCTTCTCCCAAGTTAGCGAAATACTTTTGTATTCTCTCTTGTGAGTGTTTATCTAATTGACAATAATGACCTGTTCCTTCAACATCTCCCTTATTGGAGATTGCTATTTTATTATAGTCCCCAACATCACAGAACACCGCCCCGAATCTTCCTGTTAATACCCAGCTCGTAGAATCTACAGAATACCAGGGATACCGTTTCATAAGAGAAACAGATGTCATCCCAAAGCCATGTATCCTTAATTTAGCCGCCCCATCTGCATTAGTAAGATATTTTCCCCAGATTTCATCTAACCAGTATTCAAGCTGAATTTTTGGTCTTTTAACCATTCCTCCAAGAGCAATGTAATTATTCTTTTTTAAATACTCTCGTAAATACATTTCATCGTCTCCATAATGAAAACAAGGAATTGGGTTTAAACCCTTTTCTTCCATATAAAGCTGATTCTCCAATGTTCCCTGCGCATCCCCAATCACATCAAGAACAGCATATTGACTAATGCAATCCCTATTATCTTTAATGTATTGAATGTATTCATCAATGTCTATTTCAATGTTTTGAGTGAAAGCACTATATGCCCCAGAATCTAAAAACAATGATAAGTCTCTGTGTTTTTTAATCATTTTATCCAATCCGTCATTTTTTTTAAAATAAGATTCCAGTAAAATGCCCTGATCGAGATGTGGGTAGTATTGCTTAAATGAAATTGCATCAGCTTTTATAATCTTCATTCGTATTCAAGAGGGTCGGGGATCCCTGCTTTTTCAAAAGCCTCTAACCTCTCAACACAAGAACCACATTTACCACAAGCCTTATCTCTACCCTTATAACAAGTCCAGGTCAGGGAATAATCAACGCCTATCTCTTTTCCTCGTATAACAATGTCTCCCTTATCTTTCATTATATAAGGTGCTCGCAATAATATCTCGTGCCAATCTGCCCTCATTATAGCATCCTGCATATATTTATAAAAATCTGGTCTACAATCTGGATAGATTGCGTGATCCCCAGAGTGAACCCCGTAAAATAAATACTTTGCTTTTAATGAAATCGCATAAGACGTAGACAGGGCAAGCATCACCATGTTCCGATTTGGAACCACAGTTTGTTTCATGTTCTCATCTGCGTAATGACCTTCTGGAACATCCCAATCTTCACGAGTGAGAGCTGATGGGGCAAGTGCATTTAAAACATCAAGAGATACGATTGTATGTTTAATGTCTAATTTATGGCAGGTCTGTTGCGCACATCTAAGCTCCTTTTTATGTTTTTGTCCATAATTAAACGATATTGCACTAACGTCATATCCGTCATGTTTTGCATCATATAATAACGTCGTGCTATCCATTCCCCCTGAAATAACTACTACAGCTTTTTCCATTTTATTCTCCCTTTGTTAAGTTAAAAAATTCTTGCTTTACTTTTGGTTCTTCCAAAAAGATCCCCTTCAATGCTGACGTAATCATCTCGCCTCGTTTTTTAATGCCCCTCATCTCTTGACATAAATGTCTCCCTGTAATAATCACTCCAATACCTCTTGGTTTTAATTTGGTGTTTAGAAATTCGGCAATATTATTTGTTAAGTATTCCTGAGTATTTAATCTTTTTGAATAATATTCTACCGTTCTCGCCAGTTTACTCAATCCCACTATCGTACCGTTTGGAATGTATCCAATGTGAACAGTCCCAAAAAAAGGCAATAAATGATGTTCACAGAAGGTGTAGTACTGAATGTTTTTAGAAATAATCATCTCATCATATCCATTAGAATCAAAAGTTGTTAACGAAAATTCTGGTGGTGTAGTTAATTCTTTCCACGCCTTAGCGACTCTCTTTGGGGTTTCTTTTAATCCTTCTCTATTTGAATCTTCACCAAGAATGTCTAAAAATTCCTTTATGTTGCTCTTTAAAGTACGTTCCATGTTTTATGCTCCTGGGTTGATAGTTTCCACTGTGGGTTTTCAAGGCACAGTTGTATGCAATAATTTAAATTATCTTGATTCATATGCAATCCGTCAAAATGAGGACTTAAATAATAGTGTCTTGCTTTTATTTTGGTATTTGGAATAGCCTGTCCTTCATGTCTTACCCACCTTAATTCATCACAGTGGAATCCATCTTCTTCCTGTTCCCATTTTTTCAAAATTACATGCTCTGCTATTTTAGGTGACAAAACGATCCAGTCAATGAATCTTGTAGGTTGTTTTATTCCACTACATTCAATGGATTGTTTATAACCTTTTTCTTTTACATACCAGCACATATCTTCAGTCAGTTGATCGGTTGGTTCACCCCCAGTCCAAGTAATCCACCTCGTTCCTTTTTCTTCTGCAACGCCTAAAATATAATCCAGGTCCATTTCAACTCCTGATTCAAATTCAGTATCACATATAACTCCAGACTTGTAACAAGCATGCTTCGCAGAACATCCTTGTAGTCGCACGAAAAGACTTGCTTCTCCTTTCCTGTATCCTTCCCCCTGGAGAGAATAAAATATTTCAGACACATTTAAGGTGCTATTGCTACTGACGTTGGTGTTTCCCATAGCTTAACGTACTCCAGTTTTAGATTGTTATTGTATTTATGTTTATATTTATTTTTTAAAATTTCATACAGCCAGGCACTAATGTTTTCCGCTGTTGGCGTAAATGGAACCTCTATGCTTAGAAATTGAGTGTTTTGCTCATAAAATCTTTTCATGGTTATATCTTTTTCCCAATACATGAATCCATGATCAAGTCTGTCGTGCACTTCTGTCATTAATATTTGTTTTACGTCTTTAAAATCCATTACCATTCCAGATTCAGATACTCCATCCAGGTCTACAACGTCGCCAGAAAGACCAACTTCTATTTTATATCTATGCCCATGAGGATTTCTACATTTACTCTTATGAAAGGAAACACGATGCCCCATATCAAATTCTACATACTTAGTTATTAACATTTTTTCTCCTACATATTTTACACAGTTTTCTTTTTTTGCCTATTGTCGGCATTTGATTCTTTGGATAATATCTAAACTTAGCAGCATCTACAGAATGAGGAAGTTGTGCCCAGGATCTTTTACATTTAGTACAGTATTTAATCATTGAATCCACTTCTTCTTTCCTTTTGCTATATCTAAAAGCCTTTTTCTTATATACATCACCTAAATTTGGATCAGTGTTTTTAATTGCCAATTCTATAAGGCTTAAATCTTCAAGAGATTTAGGCACTCGGTTTGGTCTCAACATATTCAACCCTGCAACAATTTGAACCATCTTTTAATTGCCAACTATCATTCGGTGTTTCTTTCTTACCACATCGAGAACAATAGGCTAAATACAGCCCTGTTTTTGTTTTACCAAACTTCGCTTCAAATGATTTATGTTCTTTTTTAGGCTTTTCCCATTTCTTACTATTCTCTTTCCATTTGACTAATCTTCTTTTATGGTTAAAAACCTTTTCCATCTCAAATCTCATTTTCTTACCATCTGGGTTTATTTCAGTCCAGTAGTTTACAAAATCAACAAGCATAACATCCGATATATCAAACTTTTTATAATATTGTTTGCAATAATCAATGAATATTTTCTCCCTTTCTTTTACTTTTAATTTATCCTTAACCTTATCTTTATCTTTAAGAGTTATACTAACACTTTCAATACCTTTCATTAAGTCTTTATCAGTTAATCTCTTAATAACACTCAAATGAGGTTTAGAATTAGCTTTAAGTATACCATATTGAAACTCTATAAATTTGGGAATAAAATACTGATCATCTCCTTTAATGTATTCCATCTTAGTCGTTATCTCTGGTGGTAATTCATCATAATTAACCCACTCGCCAATAAGAAACTCTGCTGCTTCCCAGTCAGCATCCCAGATTCCAGCGTGATCACATTTCGTCAGTAAGTAAATCCAAAACAATTTGTTCTTTGGGGTTAATCTCCTGAACCATGCTTTGTCCCATATTTTAGTATCTATGAATCTTTTAGCCATTCTTTTCTCCTTCCTTATTAATTGACCTCACTATGGTAGCATCCACCAGCCCATTTTCATTACACATCTTGTTAGATGTATTCTGCATTTTTAGTGAGGTAAATTGTTTTTCAAATTTGTTTAGTTTTTTAAAAGGTTTTTTAAAATCTTCCAGGTGTATATTTAAATGATATGGATTACAATTCTTACAAGAATGAACAAGCTCCGCATAACCTTGCGTAATTAAATTCATAGCCTTAATTGTTGCCCCAGGATTATATTTACCCACTTGTCCAATCCTATTTCTCCAACCAAAATTAGTAGGATGTTTTTTTAAAAATTTAATGATCATCAAATTCCATTATCTTTTGTTCAATTTCGTGCTTGATGTCTTTATAATTCCAGGGTTCCTTATTTATAGTATTTGCCTGTTTCTTCAATCGCCTTAATAAGACCTTACCTAATGTCTTTTCCGCCCATTCTCGTGCTTCTATGGGGTGTTTATGCCACCAATAGAGATGACATCCTACACACAAAGCCTTCACGTTGTCCAAATTGAACTGCATCTTAGGATATTTTCCC